GCTCGAGTACGGCATAATCGACGAGATTGACGGCGAGGTCGGCGAGCTGAGCGGTGACGGGGTAGCCACCTTCGTAAACGCGCGCACGCCTTTTTTGTTGCCTACAGCCAAAATGGTCGAGGAATACCGGCAACATGTAGCTGCCGAGAAAAAAGCTATGGAGGAAAAAGATAGGCAGAAGCGGCGCATGCTTGCGCTGCTTGAGTTATACAGCAAAATCTAAAGACGGAGGTAAAGAAAGTGGCAGGGACCGATTTTAAGGCGAAGATAAACGCGCTGCTTGAGGTAAAGGCAGCGAAAATCGAGGCGGCGAAAAAGCTTATTGACGAGGGGCGGTTCGAGGACGCCGCAAAAATCAACGGCGAGCTTGACGAGATAAATAGCCAGCTCGAGACTCTGCGCAAGCTTGCGGACGAAAGCGAGGGCGCGGCTTTGCCGCTCGGTGAGGACGAGCCCAAAGCTAATAAGCCGGTGCGAATATACAACACGCTCGGCGAACAGCTGCGCGACATAGTCGACGCGGCGCGGACCCAGCGCGCGCCCGACCGGCTCGCTCGCCTTCAGGACGCGATGACCCACAGCACCGGCGTCGGCGGCGACGGCGGGTTTTTCATTCAGGAGGATTTTGCCGAGACGATTTTCGAGACCGCGGCACAGGCCGGCGAGATACTCTCGCGCGTGCGCCGCTTCCCGGTGTCGTCGAACGCTAACCGCATGACGTGGCTGCAGGCGAACGAAAACGACATCAGCCACTCGGTTTACGGCGGCGTGCAGATGTACTGGGCGGGCGAGGCCGAGACGGTCGCCGAAAGTAAAATCCGGGTTAAAAAGCTCTCTCTCGACCTTGAGAAAATGATGGGCTTTGCGTTCGCGTCGAACGAGATGCTCGAGGACGTGCCGTTTATGAGCGAGTATTTCGGCACCTGCTTTTCGGTGGCTGCCGACCGGTTGCTAGAAGAGGCGATAGTTTCCGGCGACGGCGTCGGCAAGCCGCTGGGCTTTATGAAATCGAAAGCGCTCGTCACCGTCGAAAAGGACGCAGGCCAGGAGCCCGGCACGATTACGGCGCAGAACATCCTCAAGATGTGGGAGCGCATGCCCTACCGCAACCGCAGAAATGCGGTGTGGGTGATGCACCCCGACTGCGAGGCACTGCTTCCGCAGCTGAGGATAGGCGAAACGCTGATATGGATGCCTGAGGGCGGGATATCGGGCAACGCTTATCAGACCTTACGCGGCCGGCCGATTATCTTTTCCGACCAGTGCTCGCCGCTCGGCACGGCGGGCGACGTCACGCTCGTCGACCTTTCGCAGTATTACCTGCTCTACAAAGGCGGCGTGCGGCAGAGATGGTCGGTCGAGGTGAGGTTTTTGACTGACGAGAGCGTGTTCAGAGTCGTCTTCCGCTGCAACGGCGCGCCGGCTATCGACACACCGATAAAAATCAAAAACAGCACGCTGCCGCGCTCGCCGTTTGTCGCGCTCGGCGACCGCAAGTAACTAAAGGGGGTACACAGGCATGTCTTGCAGGATAAACGAGGAAATAGAAGCCTTGGTCGCGCTTGCCCCAAAATCGCAGGAGGCGGGCGGAAGCGACACGTCAGCCTTTGTTGATGCGCAGGACTACACCGAGGTCGAGTTCGTCACCGTCGTCGGCGCGCTGGCAGCCGGCAAAAAAGTGACAGTAGAGCTGTACGGCGGGCACGATGCTACGGGCGCTGGCGCAGTTAAGCTTGGTGAGCAGGCGCTTGTCGCCGGAGCCGGCGGGCTCGGATCGGGCGTGGTGCGGATTTCCGCCCGCGTAACGGCAAACCGCGGCAGGTACTATGCTGTAAAAGTATCAAGCGACTCGGCGGAGCCTTTAAATATTGCCGTGTTGGCGCTCGGTCGCGTGACGCACCGGCACGCAGACAACGAGGGCGCACTAAACATTTAACCGTAAAGGAGGGACGGCGGCGTTGCTATGTTTTGAGGGCTTTTGCGAGTACGCCAAAATCTCGGACCCGGCTGACAATACGGCGCGGCTCTGCTATGACGCCGCCGTACAAGCCGCGAAAGACGCGGGGGTGCCCGGGTGGCTGTTCGAGCGCGGCCACCCGGTCCTCGAGCTTTTCGTCTACGCGCTCGCGCTGCACTGGTATGACAACCGCGGGTTTACGCCGCTCGTCACGCTCGAGACGCTCGACGAGTATAGCAAACGAGTTTTAAACGGCATGCTTTGCTCGCTGCGTTATCTTTCGGAGCCGGAGGAAGGCTGATGGCTACCGCGAAAAACTACAATATCGGCGAGCTGCGCACGCCGGTGATTATCGAAGAAGCCGAGACTACCGTAAACGAAAACAACCGCGAGGTCACCGTATGGCGCCCGCTGTTTGGAGGAAAGCCGGTCTTTTGCAAGTGGTTACCGGTAACTTTCAAGGACGACTACAACGCGCGGATAATCGACCGCGACCGGGTGTTTTTATACGAGTCGGCGCTGCTCGTGATGCGCTACTCGCCACTCGTCACGCGCACCTGCAGGATTAAGAGGCTTGACGAAGAGGTTCCCTACACCGTGGTGTCTGTTGAAAACGTCCGCGAGCGGGGCTTGTGGCTCGAGGTGCGCGTGTACCGCGAGGTGAACAGGCGTTGACTACCGACCAGCTTCTGCGCAAGCTGCTTTCTCCGATTGTGCCGACAATTAGGCACGGTGTCTACAGCGGCAATGAGGAAATATACATCACCTACACCTACAGCCGGCTCGGTGCGGCATTTGGCGACAACACCGCGCAAGCTGAGCGGCAGCTTATCATGCTGCACCTCTGGTGCCCTGACACATTCGACGAGACGGAGCTGGTCGAGCAAATCAAGTCGGCTATAGCAGGCTGCGAGGAATTTACCTACCCCGACGTAGCCGACACGTCGGACATCACCGGCAAGCGCTACACATTCGAGTTTGAGCGGCTGGGGGGTGCACCTTAAATGGTAACGCTTAGCGCATCGGGCGCCGCGCGGCTCGCGCTGACATTTGAGGAGCTTGCTAAGCTCCCCGACGAAGTCCTTTGTGAGATGCTCGAGGCTGAGGCTGACGTCGTCGAGCCGGAAATCAGCCGGCAGGCGGAGGCGATGCTGCGCGGACCGTACTATGAGGGCGCGGTCGCAAAGGCGGTGTACCACAAGCCGCCGCGGCGCTCGGTTAAAAGCCAGAATATGCACATGTATATCTCCTTTAAAGGCACGCAGCACGGCGAGTCGATAGCGCGTATAGCCTACATAAACGAGTATGGTAAGCGAAACCAGCCACCGCGGCCGTTCATTAAGACGGCTATCGAAAAAGCCGCTGACGCCGCAATCGAGGCGGCGGCTGACGTGCTCGAGAATTACATCGAAAAATCCGCGGTGCAACTAAAATACCTTTTAAGCTGACGGGAGTGTGAAAAGTGAAGCAGGAATACGGCCTTAAGAAGTTTTACGTCTCGCGCATCAAGTCGGAGCCAGAAAAATCTTTGCCCGTATATGAGACCGGCATGATGCTCGAGGAGCTGGCGAAGGCGACGGTCAACCTAACGTTTGTCAAAGGCGAGTCGTACGGCGACAACAAAAAGTTCGAGACGCCGAGCGAGTTTTCGTCCGGCACGTGCACGATAGAGACGCTCGGTATGACCGCGGCGCAGGAAAGCTACATATACGGCTCGCGCCTCGAGGAGGGCACGCTGGTGCGCCGCGGAAACGACCAGCCGCCGCTCGTGGGATTCGCATTTTACACCACGCTTTACAGCGACAAGACCAAGAAGACCACCTACGAGGCGCACTTTTTCCCGAAAGCCTCGGCGGTGCCCGGCAACGACGACTACTCGACCAAGGGAAGCTCCATCACCCTGAAAAACAAGCAGACGACCTTCAACCTATTCCTCGCGAACAACGACGCGTACGAGATAAAAAAGGAGTTCGATAGCGAATCCGACGCCGATGCGTACTGCCGGTCGGTGTTGAACATCGGCGAGTATTACGAGATTAACATCGTCGTCTCGGGCAGCGGCAAGGTGACGCCGAAAGGGACGGCGTACGCCGCCGCGGGCGAGGATTTTGTAATGGCTATCGAGGGCGCGCCGGCGAAAGTGTACGACAACGGGGCCGACGTCACATCGTCTGTAGCCGGCGGGCAGTACGTCATCGCCGGCGTCGACGGTCCGCACAACATCGCAGTGATATTCGCGTAACCGGGCGGGGGGATTGTTCCCCCTGCCTTTATTGTAGGAGGTTTTATGGTACGCGGGGTTGAGTCCGTTTTATGCGGGCGGCCGGTGACGCTGGTGCTCGCCGGGCGCGTGTATTTTCTTTTGACCGAAAAATACGGCAATATCGCCGACCTTACCGAGCGGGTACGCGCGGAGACGGCGGACTCGGTCGAGCTGACGTTTGACGTCGCGCGCCTACTCGCCGAGCAGGGCGAGCTTATCCGCCGCAAGCTCGGCTACGAGCCACGCGAGCTGCCTACCCAGGACGAAATCGAAGAGGCAGCGCTGACGGTGGACCCGCTTACGCTGGTTAAGCTGAAAAAGGACGTCAACGCGGCGATTTACGTTGGCATGAGCCGCGAGTTTTTGCCTGAGAAAATTGACCTCGCGCTGGTGGAGCTCGAAAAAAAAACGGGCGAGGGCTAAACAGGGTCGACTACGCGCTAATGGCGCTGACCTGCGGGCTTTCGCTTGATGAAGCGATGGATGAGGCGCCGGGTTTTGTACTCGACCTATACCACCGCTACTGCGAGATTCACGGCTTGGCAAGGGAGGAGGATGATTAAGCTTGGCTGAGCGCGTCATAGGCGTGCGGCTGGCCATTGAGGGCGAGAGCGAGTTTCGGCAGAAGGTAAAGCGCGTAAGCGAAGAGATAAAAGTGCTTACGTCGAGCCTCGACGCCGCGGCAGAAAAATACAAAGACAACGCGGACAGCGCCGAGGCGCTGCGCGAAAAGCTCATGGTGCTCTCCGACCTTTACGCCAAACAGCAGGAGAAGGTAAAGACCGTTTCCGACGCGCTCGAGAACGCCCGCGCTGCGGTAAGCAAGTATAGGCAAATCCAAGCCGAGCTCGAGGACGCGCTCGCGAAAAACAACGCGGCGCTGGAGAATCTTGACATGTCAGCCGAGGGCGCAGCGGAGGAGCATGAGCGGCTGGCTGAAAAGGCTGCGATGCTCACCATGGAGCTTGAGAAAAACCGGGGCTACCTTGAGGCGGCTGAGTCCGGCGTGCGGCAATGGGAGCGGCAGCTGAACCAGGCAAACCGCGAGCTTTACGCGACCGAAAACCAGCTCGCCGAGACCAACGCGCGGCTCGAGCAGGCAGAAGTGAAGACGAAGAAAACCGCCGACGCGTTTGAGGCGCTCGCGCAGGCGCTTGTCGCGGCGGGCGTCGTCAAGCTGCTCGGCGAGGCAAAAGAGGCGCTGAAGGCGTGAGCGGACGCCGCTATCTCGTTCGAGTCGGCGATAACCGGCGTGTACAAGACCGTCGACGGCACGCCGGAGCAGCTGGCGAAGCTGACCGAGGACATACGCAAGATGGCGCTCGAGATACCGCTCGCGGTCGAGGAGATCGCCAGCATTGCAGAGGCTGCGGGCCAGCTTGGCATCGCGACTGAAAACATAGCGCCGTTTACCCGCGTCATCGCTATGCTCTCGAGCTCGACGAACCTCACGGTCGAGTCGGCGTCGGAGTCGCTCGCGAAATTCGCGAACATCACCGGGCTCAGCGCCAAGGAGTACGACAAACTCGGCGCGGCGATAGTCGAGCTCGGCAACAACTTCGCTACGACCGAAAGCGACATCCTCAATATGGCTATGCGCATCGCGTCAGCCGGCACGCAGGTAGGGCTGACCGTCGATGAGATAGTTGGGTTTGCTGCGGCGCTTTCGTCGCTCGGACTTGAAGCCGAGATGGGCGGCACGGCATTCTCCACCGCGATTAAGCAGATGCAGATAGCCGCCGAGACCGGAAGCGAGAAGCTCGACAAGTTCGCCGAGATCGCGGGCATGACGCGCGAGGAGTTCGTCAAGCTCTGGGGCGCCGACACCGCTGGCGCCATAACGGCGTTTATCAAGGGCCTTGGCAACGTCGAGGGCGCGGGCAAGTCTACTATACGCATGCTCGAGGACGTCGGGCTCAAAGGCGTGCGGGTGTCCGACACCTGGTCGCGCCTGTCACTCAACGCGGAGCTCCTCTCCGACGCGCTCGATATGTCAAGCCGCGCGTTCGAGGAAAACACCGCGCTCGTCGAGGAGGCATCGAAGCGGTATGAGACAACCGAAAGCAAGATAATCCTCTGCAAGAACGCGGCAAACGACCTCGCTATCGAGGTGGGCAACATCCTAAAGCCCGCGATTGAGAATTTCGCCGAGTTTGGCAAAGACGCGTTCGAGTGGGCTACCGATTTCGTACGCGACCATCCCGAGATATCGACGGCGATAATGGCTGTTGCGACCGCTCTCGGTACTTTCGTTGCGGGCGCCGCGGGCCTTTCGGCGGCGATTAAAGCTATCGAGCTGCTCTCCGGTGCGCTGGCGGGCCTGTCGCCGGCGGGCGCCATCGCCGTCGGCATTGGCGCGCTGGTCGCAGGGCTTGTAGCGTTCGCAGAGCTTCAGCCCGAGGCGGCGTCGGAGTCGCTCGCGAAAAGCTGGAAGTCGCTGTCGGAAGAAGTAGAGCGCTCGAAAGCGGCTTTTGAGGAGTCGAAGGCCGGGATTGAGCAGAACCGGGAAGTTACCGAAAAGCTGATAGACAGGCTGTCCGACCTCGCCGAGAAAGAAAGACGCACGGCTGAGGAAAAGCTTGAGATAAAGCGCATCGTCGAGCAGCTGAACGCTCTCGTGCCCGACTTAAACCTCGCCTACGACGAGTTTACTGACACGATTACCCGCAACGGCGAGGCGATTGAAAGCCTCCGGCAGTCGCTTTCTGACCTCGCAAAGGAACGCTATCTGCAGTCGGAAATCGAAATCCTCACCGAGCGCTCTATTGAGCTGCTCCGAGAGGAGGCAGAAATCACAAAGCGGCTCAATGAGGCTAAGGAAGAGCACGCGCGAATACAAGAGGAGCTCAAAAACTCGTATAACGACTCCGAGCTCGTCTGGAACAAGCACACCGGCATAATCGGCTCGTTTACCACGAAGACGAGGTTTTTAAACGACGAGTCGAAAGCTCTTGAAAAGACGATACGCGAGCTTGAGGACGCTCTGGCGGGCAACGCATCAGAGCAGGAAAAGCTCAACAAAAGATATGACGAGCTTCTAAAGGAGTCTGAAAAACTCAAGGGCGCGACCGAGGAGCTCGCGGGCGCTTTCGACGAGTCGCAGGCTGCGGTTGAGGAGTTCAACGCCCTGCTTGAGACCACCCGGGCTCGGTACGAGGAGCTCTACGAAGAGGCGCGCAAGAACATCGACAGCCAGGTCGGGCTGTGGGACGAGTTTGTCGCCGAAGTCGAAAACGACGTGGGGCAGCTCGTCGAGATATGGCGAAAGCAGGCCGAGAACCTACGCGACTACAGCGACAACATCCGGCGCGCGGTCGAGCTCGGCGTCGACGAGGGGCTTGTCAACCAGTGGTCG